GTTGTGATTGAGTTTGCCCAGTTGCAGGTTCTTGTACAATAGTTTGTTCGGAGTCATCGCCGCCACCTCTCAAACCGTCACCAATATCTCCAGGAGCTGTTGCGCCTGTTCCAGGACTTGTTTGTCCTGTTGCTGGTTCTTGTACAGGTTCGTCTGTTTGTGTGGTTTGACCTGTTGCTGGTTCTTGTACAGTTCTGTTTGGCTCTTGACCGCCTCTTGTACCATCGTCTGGACCTGTGGTAGGCTCTGCTGCTTGAGGCTGCGCCGCCGTTGATCCAGCTTGAGCGTTTATCGCTCTTTGTAGAGCAGCCATTGTTTCAGGACCTGCTTCGCCGTCTACTTGTAACCCATTTTGTCTTTGAAATTCTTGCACGGCAGCATATGTACCGCGGCCATACTTTCCGTCTACACCATTTGGATCTATGCCTAAACGTTCTAGTGCTTGCTGCAAATCACGAACACTGTCCATTGCTTGTTTGCCGCCATCGTTATATGCATCCATTAAGCTCGGTGTTGTTGTATCTAATCGACCTGCTAATGCATCTTGTTGAGGTTCTTCAGTATTTGCGTCTGTTTGTCCTGTTGCTGGTTCTTGTACAGGTTCGTCTGTTTGTGTGGTTTGACCTGTTGCTGGTTCTTGTACAGTTGTTGTATCAAATTCGCCACCTTGTCTATTACCACCTGCAAATTCATCTGCTGCTTGTTGTGCATCTGATGGTGTTGTATCAAATTCGCCACCTTGTCTATTACCACCTGCAAATTCATCTGCTGCTGTTTGTCCTGTTGCAGGTTCTTGTGTAGTTCCTTGAGGCAATTGTCCTGCGCCACCTGGTGCAGGTCTTACTGCATTTGTTTGACCTGTGGCTGGTTCTTGTGTAGTTCCTTGTGGGCTTTGTCCGCCTCTTGGTCCTTGACGTCCATTTTGTGGACCTGATGTAGTAGTTCCTTGTGGGCTTTGTCCGCCTCTTTGGTCTGGTCCTCTTGGGTCAGCTGCATCTGGATCTGCTGTAGTAGTTCCTTGTGGGCGTTGTCCACCTCTTGGTCCTTGACGTCCATTTTGTGGACCTGATGTAGTAGTTCCTTGTGGGCTTTGTCCACCTCTTGGTCCTTGACGTCCATTTTGTGGACCTGATGTAGTAGTTCCTTGAGGCAATTGTCCTGCGCCACCTGGTGCAGGTCTTACTGCATTTGTTTGACCTGTGGCTGGTTCTTGTGTAGTTCCTTGTGGCTTTCTAGTTCCAAGATCTGCTAAACTATTTGCTTTTTTCGAGGGTGGTGCTTCATTTATTATTTTGCCATAAACATCAGCTATATTAATTAAATCCCTAATATCTTTCATTTTTAGTTTCCTAACACTGCTTTTGTATTTTCGGCACTATCTATGTCTTTTGACTCTCCTTTAGGAGCACCTTCCATTGGGTCAATTTCTCTTTCTTTACGTGCAGTTTCTAGTTCTTTCAAAAGATCCATTACCCTATTGCCTGCTACAGAATCTTGTCCACTTGTACCACCCATATCTTCAGTTGCAAGCAGAGCTTCATATTCTTCCTTTTCAGGGGTATTTTGTAATTCTTCTAAAGGATCAAATTCTCCTTTAACTTTCAAGTGGCCTCTATCTACAGAACAGTTGTCAATTAGATATTCTTGCAAATGAAAACTTGTAGTAGGATATTTTACTTCTGCTTCAAAATGGTGTACTTCCATATTTTGTAATTTAGGAAAATCCAACGGTTGTTCTGTTATGGGTGATTTTTTGCCTGTAGAAACATTAACTAGATCAAACTTTTGTAAGTTTGTTTCTAATCTATCAGCAAATCCTTCTGGTAACTCCCCAGCTACACATATTTTAAATTTATAAGTCTTTTGACTTTCTGTAAGAAATTCTTTAAAGTTTTTCATGGCCACTTCCTATTATATGTTATTTATCCATGTTTTTAAGTTTTTCTAGTAAACTATTTCTATCAGTTACGACATAACCGTCACCGTTTACTATGTCTCCGTCCGAAGATCCTTCTTTGTCTAGTTTTTCTTTTTTCAGTTGCAGCTCAATCATTTTTAATTTTTTATCCATTTTTGCAACTTTTGCATCCAAACCAGTTTTCAACATACTACCAGCGACTTCAAACACACGACCACTATATCTGCTTTCTACGTTCATACCTAAGTCCATAAGATCTTCGTAACTTTGTAGTGCCCGTTGAGCTATATCTTCTAGTTCTGTATCTGCTTTGTCACCCAAGCCCTTTACAGCAGGCAATGCACTTGCTATTTTATCAAACTCTGCTATATCCCTAAAAGTATTTTTTTGTTCTACAATAGCAGCTTCGGCTTTTTCTTTATTCTTTTGCTCTTGTATTAATTCTTTAGAATCAGGTAAATTTAGCAAATCTTCTAATTTTTTTGTCATGGCAGTTTCCAATTATATGCTACTATATTTATCGTTTACCGTTATGGAATATATCTGATTCTGTAATTACCCTGAAGAAAATGTTCTTTTGTTTACACCAAGCTCTGGCTGCTTCCCATTTTGCTTGGTTAACAATCCATGCTGCTTGATTAGCACGATTGCGTCCAGTTTTTTCTTTTAGTGTTTGATTTGCTGGTTTTACTTCTATTAACTCCACCATTTTTTTACCACCTTTGTTTGCGTAAGCAATAAAAAAATCAGGAACATATATTGTATATCTTCCTGTTAATGGATTTCTGTAAGGAATTTTAATTGATTCGCTTGCCCATTTTTCTACACTGGGATGTTCATCGCAAAAACGCATAAATGCAAATTCCCAACTACTTCTATATGTTGGACTTTTTGTTCCTATATATTTTTCTGGGTACTTGCAATTAAATTTGCCTTGGGCAAAACGGCTCATATCTGAATATTTCTCTTCTCAGTAGTCTCTGCCCATTCTGTAATCTTGTAACCTAATACACTTGTCTTTAGTCTGTTATAATTTAAAATTTCTGTAACTACTGCACTGAGTTGTACTTCGTTAAGTCCTTTTAGTGTATCTATTAGAGTAAAAACTTTTACGCCATCTAATTTTGCTTGATTTAAGAGAGTAGTAGCAGTAGAAATGGCAGCAGACTTTTCAAAGTTTCTTTTTTCAAAAAACGCAACAACAGCATCTACTTCATTGCTAGGGAAACTAAGTTTTTTTGTAAAATAATTATTAAAGACTTCTGTTACTTTTTCATCATTAGTTGGGGTAGTTTTTGGTAGACTTGACATGTTAACCTCCTAGAGCTCTATCTCTATATACCTGTCTTTCTGACTGACCTATAGCGTTCCAGGCAGCATTTCTTTCGTTAATACCACCTGCATTTCCTGCTGCCTGCCAATCTTTTCCAAACTCCTGTCTAGCAGCAGATTCTAATGCAGCAGGATTATTTGCTAGTGTATTTCTTTGATTTGCATTTCTAATTGCATTTACAGCTAGTGCCGCGCCTGCTGTAGCTAATAGTAATTTTCCGTCGCCTCCAGTGCCATTATTTTTTGGAAAGAATGTACCTGCAACACCACTAACATCTATACCCGCTGCCCTACCAATTGCTCTGGTTAATATATTAAACCCTCCCTGTCTCAAACCTTCAGAGCTTAAATCTCTTACATTACCAATTAGATTTGCTGCTGCTAATGCTGCTTCTAATGGATTGTCAAATGTATCGCCGCCTGCAATAAAATCATATAGGTCTAAAGCGCCTGAAATAATGGAACCTATGCTTGTTGTTCCACCACCTATTAAACTTAATGGGCTAGGAGTTGTATCATAATGATCTTGTCCAAATCCGTTTGGTTCTCCATTTGCGCCTGCCTCAATAGCGCCAGCATCATAAAACACTGCTTCGTAAGAAATTTGCATGGAGTTTTCTGCCATGCCGGCTCCATCAGAATTGTCAACCCTGTCATGACCCCATGCCGTTACAATTGGGTTTACAAGTGTATACGTTACATACGATCCTCTTGATAACTGACTAATTTGAATACTATTAAAAAATGGTAGTCCTGGATTGTTATTATCTAAACCAAATTTATCTTTATTACGAGAACTACCTTGATACAAACTATTCGGTGTTCGACTGTAGGCTCTTCCGGCGTTCCTTATTTGGTTGCCGTCTGCAAAGTAATATCTATAGTATGCCTGCATTAGTGCTGTTGTTAAACTAGAGTTGTCATCATGGAAGGTTAAGTTTACAGGGTCGTATGTAATAGATGTTTGACTATGCTTTACCCTATTGTATTGTTTTCTAGTTTCAACATTTGCGGTATAAGTTGGCAGAGTTGCACTTTTTACCAGCATGCCCATTTCATTTATTTTTTGGGCATTTATAGTGGGTATAATGCTTGCTGCTGTAGGATTTATATCAAAAAATACATGATATAAAAATCTTGTTTTTGGTGCTAGAGCATGATTATTATCTGTATAAAGTCTAGCCGCATGTGCGTAGTCACCTAAATTACCTTTAGGATTAAGAGCTCCGCCTGCAATACTATCAAAAAGACTATTAAACTTATTCGCCATACAAATATTTATCCTTAGTAATAATGTACGTATATAATAAAAATAGGGAGCTGAAAATACAGCTCCCTATAATGCAGACTAAATGTTATTTGTATTAGGCGCCGCCGCCTGTTACAAGAGTGTTAATTGTACGACCCACTGCTGTTCCTACGCCAGTACCTTGTGGTGTTTGGATAGCGTTGTCGTATCTAATAGAAAGTGTAACACTTACTGGATCTGTTGAATTAGAATATGCTAACTGATTATAGTTTACACTTTCACAATAGCATCCGTATAACTCAAATGTTTCTAGTACAGTTGGTGTATTAGCACCGTTACCACCATCTAGGATTTCAATTCTAGTTGTAAACTTGTAATCTAGACCAGATGCTGCACTTGACTGCTCGTAGAAATCAAACTGCTTCTGTAGCTGTTCGCCTACTAGTTTTTGTACGTTGTTGTTTACATCTTCACGTAAGTTTAATTCTATAGGCTGCCATTCGTGTTTGCCTGCTAGATATACTTTTGAGTTGTAAACATCAATAGTCATTTGTTCGAAACTTACATTTGGACGACCTACGTCAATAACCTGTTTTGTAAGTTCTGTTGTTGGTGTACTAACACCAAAATTTTCAAGTGTCACTCTAAAGCGATACTGTAATTTTGGCATTAACAAGCCCTGGCTAGCAGCGGAATCACCGCTTGCTAGTGGTACTGTAATTCTTGATAGTGTTGAAATTGCCATTTAATCTGCTCCTAATCTAATAGTATTTATCACATTACAACCCTGCTATTTCGCCTGTATTTTTCAAGCGTAGCGGAATGTAAATAAACTCAACCGCTTTAACTGGCTCAATAGCAATATCCAGATAAAGTTCGTTACGATCAATTCTAGATGGAGTATTGTTTGACTCATCACAAACTACCAAGTAGTCATACAATGCTCTTTGTCCAACAAGCTCAAGCATTAAACTTTCTGCTGCTTGTTTAATTTCATCGCGTGTAATCTTATCGTTAGGCTCAAAGATATAAGGCTTAGCAAGCTGATTTAATTGACTGCGTAAGTAAATTACTAATCTTGCAACATTGATTCTATCCAATGCACTTGCACCTCTCGAACGAGTTTTTTGTCCGTAGTTTACAAGTCCTGCACCGCTAATAAATGTTATTGGGTTAATATTGTTTGCATACAATGTATCTCTTTGACCTTCATTTAGTGCTACACTTACAAAT